GTGAACTCGGTTTTATCGAAGTTAACGGTAAGCATTCGTTACCAGCCTCATATTTTTTCTCAGTTCCAGCCGCCATACCTGTTGTCCGGAATCATATTCGGCATCTATCACCGTCCAGCTTTCCTCGGTGCCATCCGTGATAATCTTCACGTCACTTCCGGTTACGGTGGTCCAGGATGATTCACCGCCTCCAGGTCCGGGCTTTACGATTATGTCCCCGGTTTGGCCGGAATATTGTCTTGTGGGCTCGGAGATATCCCCATTCACAAAATCCGAATGGGCGATTTCGCATTCTATGCGATCTGAAACCACGTTCCGCTCTTCCAGATCGTCATAAATCACCGGCCTGAAAATCGCTGAAATCATGAACGCCGGTATTTCGGAGTCGGCCGGTTCATATCTTGCAGTTTCGGCGAAATCGTCCGTATTGAACGCAAGGCTTGAAATATCCGAGGCTATGAAATCCTTGATACCCATAGAATTTTATTCGTGTGAAATCACCGCCGAGGCATAGACCCGCCCGTTAATTTCACCGCATAGATACCAATCATTGGCCGTGTCATCGTCATTGAACGTAATAGTCACGTCACCATCGGCGCCGGTCAATATTTCATAATAAATTTCGCCGGTGATTTCCTTCATTTCTGTACCGTCCGACGTTATCCAACCGTTCGCCGCCGTGCCGCCTCCATCAGGTGCGGTGCTTGTAGGTGCTCCGCCCGCCGTATCGCTTAACCATAGTCGAATGAGATAATTTCCGGCAATCGTGGTCCCGGCAAAATCCTTTACCGTCACGCCTACGGCAATGTCGTTGGTCGTTTGAGTGCCTACGCTGAAAGTCAAATATCCGATAGTATCGGCCAGGCCGTTTATTTCCGTGGCTGTGGCCGTTACTGCCACATCTTCATTGATCTTAGGGCTGGTGTAAGTCTTATTCGTCAATGTTTGCGTGGCCGCCTTACCTACCGCCTCATCGTTGGCCGTAAGGGTCGGAAAGCTGAGGTAATAGCTCGAAGGCGCCCCGCTCGAATATCCGTACCAATATGGGGTTGCTATGCCGTAAGGCCGCTGTGAAACGGCCCCGGCATAGACCCCAACGGCCAGGATCACGGAAAGGAGAGAGGAAAGAATAATCCAGGCACGTTTATTTTTCATGTTTTACCCCCTTATTCAGAGAGAGTTAGTGTTTAGCTTTCGTCAGCCGGGAATGTGGTTCCGCTTAAATTCTGTACCCAATAGACGTAATCGGTCGCACCGATTTCCACGTCCCAGGCAATTCGGGCCTGAAATGCTATGCGGCTGTTCAGGTACGCCTGAGTATCGGTTCCCAGGGTGACATATTCAAAACGCAGTTTCCATTTCCGCTTGAATTGCCTCTTAGGAATCCCCTGATACCAAGCCGAAGAACTCAGATCATCCAATTTGGGAGTCGTCAGTCTACGCTCGGGTGGAATACTCCACATGCCGCTAGGTCCGTAATTGGACCTTTCGTTTTCGACTCCGGGAACATATTCTGAATTCCCGATCTTGCTCAATGTTCCAATCAGAGCATAAGGTACGAAAGTCACAACCTCTGACCAGGGCAGGCTGATTCTTTCCCCGCGAGCGTTTTTGAATCCGGCAAGACGATTTCTGGAAGCGTCAAGATCCGTTTCATCGACCAGGGCATTGTTTTGAATGCAGGTTCCGCTCGGAGCGCGGGTTCCCGGAGTATTGGCCGTGGCGGAAAAAAGAGCTGTTCCGGTGCCATTAGGCCGGTAAACGTAAGGTTCTGTCGGGCTGGACTTAGAGCCGTCATAATCCGTCACCCTTCGAAGGGTTTGGGTTTCGATTCTTTCGGCTGCGATTTCACCCAGGGCATTTATCCGGGAAACGATGTCAGCCAGTTGATTTTCCTCAATGGCCTCGGCCCGCACAGTGATTCGACGCCCATTCCTTTTATGCCGAATCTCGACCTTCTCCTCATCGGTTCCGACTTCCGGGAAGTCCTCGAAATCTTTTACCTCTTCAACCTGATTATCGAGAGAATGGACAGCCGCGATAGTGGTCACGGATTTGTTATCGTCAAAATCGGTAACAAGCTGTTCACCGATTGTGGGGACCTTCGCGTAGGCATCGTTTATTGCCGCTATAGCGAGCGTTCCGGTGAGGATCGGAAAGGCCGAAGCTTCAACCGCACGGGTTACGCCCGCGACTTCCATTACCGCCTGAACCTTCACGTCATGCAAGTAGCGAAAAAGCCCCTGCAAGTCCCGAATATCGGAAAGTTTGAGCTTGCCCTCTTCGGCCAGCCCTTGAATCTGTCTGACAAACAGATCAGGGCGTTTTTGCGCGAATTGCCGTAAATAGCCCAAATCCGGCCCGCCTGATCCAACGGTTATGTTGGGAAAAAATCGTTTTTTCTTATCCATGTTCAACCTCCGTTGTAACTATTTTCAGTGCCCGTTATTCGCTCTGAATGGTTATGTCGGTATCAGCACCGGAAATGGAAGATATGGCTACCCAATAGGTGCCGTCCCACATCCATTCGATGAAATCCGCTTCATCGGTTATTGACGCATAATACCCGGCAGTTTGAACCGCGCCCTGAACCACTAACTGTGTAGTATCCGGCTTGGGATCAAAGGCCATTGCATCGGCTGCCGTGCAGACCATTTTGAAATGCCAGCCAACCGGAACCGTTCCGCTCGGAGCGGTAAGAGTAACCCCGCCGCTTGCTCCGGTATTGGTGATCACACATCCGTTATCTTCAACCTTCAAAGTATAATCGCCGGTCAGGTTGATCACCTTCTTGAGGTCCATAGGAACTATATTTTTGTAGTAATATGAAACCTCTTTGCGGAATTCGACTTGAGCATAGGACCGATAGGCGATAGTGGTTCCGATTTCCGGGTAGTTATCGCTCCCTACTGAGTGCGCCACAACAAAACCGTCGGCGTCATACGTCAGAGTTTGAGAATCGGATGCCGTTAAGGTTAAGGCGTCTCCGTAGGCGATTTGCCTTGAGGCATTGAGCGCAAACTCGAAAATATCGCCCTCTCGCGGGAATATGAATTCCATGTACCGTTCGAGGCTGTCGGATTTCTGTTCCTCATTGGCGATCGCGAGAGAATATCTGCAGTCGGCTACGGCATCCACGGGTACAAAGTATCCCGAGGTCTCATTGAAAGCGCATATCTCGCCGCGTTTAATCGCCTGGGTGCTCCCGGCCTGGACCTTGCCATAGCCAATATAGGGCCTTACCTCTCCGGTAATGCTGTTTTTCAGATACGGTTGTTTATTTACAGCCATGAGTCTTTACCTCCGTTTCAGGCTTGATTTTTTTCGCCGTTTTTTACTGCAAGGGATAATGGGCGTTGGTTATGGCCCTCACAAGGTCGTCATCCTCCAATTTGTCAAAAGGCACATTGAATGCCGATCGAACGTCAATCCCGTTATTGTTCGGATCCTGCTGAGTTCCGTCACCATGACTGGCGGGCTGAGTGGTTGAGGCATCGGTTTTCCCGGTAGCCATATTAAGCAGGGTCCGGTTCATGTCGTTTTCCGTTTTACCCTCGGCGGCCATTTGCGCCACTTTAACCTGAGCCTCCGGGCTGATTGCCGCGGCCCGGCCCATAAAGTCTGTCAACGTTTCCGGTTCAATTTGGAAACGAACTTTATTGGCTTCCTGAATGATTTTTTGCATGGCGGTTACAGATTCCTTGATGATATCGCCGGAAGCCTCCCGGATCGTGTCCTTGATCAGTTTCATGATTTCTTCTTTATCCATGGATACAACCTCCTGTTGTGTTTTTTGCTCTGATCGTTCTATTTGTATTCCTTCGAGTGAACGGGTGAGTTCGCGGCCTACCCCTACGTTCGGATCAGCCGGTATAGGAGTTAGGCTGATTTCGTGGGGAGTCCACCGGGTTGCAATATGCGCCGGTCCCTGAAAACCTCTCCAACTTTCTCCCTCTTGGAGTTCTTTGAATGTCTGAACTGAATAACCCACCGATACCCCGCGCAGGCTTCCCGATTTGACTTTGGACATGGCTTTGTTGCCGTCCTCATCGTCGTCAAAATTAATTGTGGCGTATGTTTTTTTTCGCTCAAGGCGAACATCGCTGAGAGGCCCTACAATGAAATCAGGGTTATGATTTAAAAGCGCCGAGCCCATTGAACTTAACCGTTTCAGGTCCACCGCCTCCTTATCGTGCCAGAGGTATTCATTTCCGAACCAGCGCATTACGGGAGTCTCCGAGGAAAAAGAAACCGCTACGCTGCGCTTTTCCTCATTTAATGCCGCCCTGTCCAAACCGATTTGACGGTAAAAAAGTTGCTCGTTATCTGATCGCTTGAAGCTTCGCATTTCCGCCTGCTCCTTGTGTTCGTTCCGGTTTGTTCTCGTCATCATCCGGTTCCGGCTGTGATTTTTGAGCCTTGGGGAAGGTGATTTCATATTTCTCTTCCAGGTCTTTCATGAGTTTCAATTCCCGCGCCCGCGTTTGGAGAACTTCCTCCATGTCCTTGCCCGTGGCCGCACAAACATTGGAGAGGGTGTCAAAATTATTATCAACGTCAAGTTCCTTGCCCTGCGCCTCTTTTACCGGGTCAACCCATTGCCAGCCCGGAGCAATCCATTGATGCTCCGTCCAGGCATCCTCGCGCCGATCAAATCCGAAGGCCCGGACCTTGCCCATGGCTACCGCGCCCTTGAGCACGTTTTCATGTACTGGAATAAGCATATCGTTGATGAGATTCGCCTGTTGAATCCGGCAATAGAGGTACCATTGCAAAAGAATGGTCCGGGCATTGGAATAATTCAGCCCCTCCCAAATATTGTAGAGTGCCTCCATGGGCACGCCGATGCCATTGGCCGCACCGTTCAGGAGAAATTTAACGAGCATCCATAATTGAGTGTTGGGGCGCTTGGGCGAGTGCATATTCACTTTCATGCCCGGCGGTAAATAGTATCTTGCGTTGGGTGAAAACTCTTCTATGGGGTTGCTGTTTGAATCAAGGCCGTCCGCGCCGTCGCGTCGAGGATTATAAGCCCCTTCTTCGCTTTCAACGAATGCCATCATGCAGGCATCTTCGAGCGCCGCCATGACTTCCGCTTCGGTATACCTGTCAATGTCCTGGAAAAATTTTAAAGATGACGCAAAACCGGAGAAACCGCGTGACTGTTCCGGGCGGATCGGGTCATAAAGATGTATAACTTTCTTGGTGCCGTTCGGGTTGTAGGCCGGGATTTGCTCATAGTCCTGATCACGCCATGCAACCAGAGAATCTCCCGGATGCTCTTTCATCACATAGTAAAACTCGGGTGCGCCCTCATCGTCGAGTTTGATCCCGTTTTTAATCTTGGGGTTTGTGGCCTCACTCGGAGGCGTGCCCAGGCGGTCGATTTCTAACAGTTCCAGGCAATAAGGAATCGGCCTACCCCTACGCTTGCTGTCACGACCGATGATAAGCGCCTCACCATCCCTGATTACCGCCCCCTGAGCCA